ATTAAAACCGCTTCTTGTAGACCACGTAAACACACGCACACACGACAAAGCCGCGTACAACGTGGGCACTCCTTGCACGCACGAACACCGCATTGACGGATTGCTTTCGCATAGTCAACGCCTAGAACATGTTTGTGCGATATTAAGAGCAGAGGTGCCTATGTGCTGCCTAAACAGGCTGCGCAACGCGCACACACGGTAACCCCCTCACGCTACGTTAATGGCGATGGAAAATCTCCCCCCCCCCTCACGTTGGTAATGTAGTTCTAAAAAATGTTGGTATCCCCAACTGGAGGAATTATAGTATTCCAAACTATGCAATGGCCGACCAATGTCCATAACCCGAAGCGTTGTAAGTAAGCTTCGGTACGCCAACCCACTCAATGAACTCAAAGTCATCCCCTGCCGAAAGGAAATCAATGAGCCCATAATTGGGTGACGGCGTCACCACGTTGTGAAGCACGACAAGCACTTGTGGGAAATCATCCCCAAGGCTCGCCGGCGTAGCAACTGGCAGCGCATGAAACGGGGCATAAAACGGGCACTCGACGCTCACACAAAATGTCGCGCCGTTCCCGCAAAGCTCCACATCGGCTCCATTGTTCAGCTGATCAAGCGTGTTGTAGTCCTCTTTCCACACAGTACTCGAGAACACCAACGGTGTGGTTGTTGCACCAGATCCGTACGACAAACGCGAAGCGCTAACGTAACCAAAAGTGACTGCGGGCAATGCAGCCCCACCATTAACGGGGACAGGCCCCATAATGGTGTGACGCAATGACCCCGACCACATGGCGAACGGTATCGCTGACCACGAAAAATGATTCACCAAATAATTGTCGTCGCTCGTAGTGCCGCTAGTCCCAACGCCCGACAAGAAAGTCGGGAACTGGTACGACGTGGCAGGTACATACGTGCTCGACGGCGTTGAGGTGAAGTACTGAAACATGTTCGCGGCTTTACGCTTGAGAAGTGTGCGCAGCGAGCTCACAATGCTCCCACCAGACATGTGGGCAACATCATCGGGCTCGCGGCGAATACCTTCAAAACGCACGCTGTAATGCCGTGCGTCCGCTTGAAACAAGGGCGTCTTGCCAGACACAACCTCAAAGTTGCGAATGACATTCGTCCACGGGTCAAACAACGCAAAATCATCACCGGCGCGCGCCGTGACGACGATAGGTATCGTCATCGCGGTGGCCCCCGCAGTGAGCAGCTGCTGTTGCACGTAAATGTAAATCCAACCGTTGGGCACCCAATTGCCAGACAACGGCGCGGCAATCGTGGGGTACGTAGCTCCCGATGACGCGCCAATCGCCGCAACTGGAGCATGCCAGCCAATGTCCATCTCAAATGACGTCGACCCGGCAACATCAACAACAGTCGGGTTCTGCTGCGTGAGCGCTGACCAGCCCGTGCCGGACTGGTTCACGTTTGGCACGTAGCAAACCACAAGCGCACCACGCGCCATGGAAGGACAACTGATGTAAAAGTTGACCTTGATCGACCCCGTCCAGTAGACGAACATCGATGCCAACCACCCCATCGGAGTGCCGTTAATCGCATTCAAAAACGGCGTGACGGGAATGGATGCCAACAACGTGTGCGCTGTGCTCGCTTGCGTCCAACTAACAACCCCCCACAGCGAGGGCCTGTTCAGAATGGAACGAAACGACATCAAGTCCGTCGACTCACCAGAAACATACTGATGGTTTGAGCGAGACAACGACGTCGGAATGTAATCCAAACGAACTGTTGCGTCGGCCCCCTCGGCCGTGGCAAACATCGGCTGTCGACGCTGGAAAACGTAAGTGATCAAAGGCAGCTGCGCAACGAAGGAAAACCCCGCGTCGATCAACGCTTCGGCCACCGCTTTACCAGCGCGCAAAACTGTACCCACACCAGTGGATTGGTAAAACCGCGCGACGGCCCTTGTGAACCTCGGCGCAAACTCACCCAAGTCCGTCTGACCTGAGAGCGCTTGTACCGGGGTGGGCCCTGCTTGCGTGGCATCCTCCAGCCATGCCCAGATGTAAATCGTGGGCACGCTAGCGGTCGTCATCGCAGTCGAAAACGGCGCCAGCTCAGCTATCGCAAAACGCAACATGTGCGTCCCGATGTACTGGTCCGACGCATAAGGAACCATCGCGTCCGCCTTTTGGGTGTTACGGCGCGACAGCTCCAACGTGTTACCAACTGCAATATCAATCATGCCTGAGCAATCATGCGTGATGATTTGGTTAGCGTTGTAGTTGCTCGCCACTTGCCACAAATCAACGTTGTTCTGCGAATAAATCGAAGCCACAATCGCGCCACAGCTCATAGCTGGCGCCGTGACACTGACCTTAATCTTAAGCATAAAACGATGTAAGTAGAAGTACGTCAAGTTGCGCGCATAAATCGCATTTGAGAAAAGTGATGCGATAGGGTAAATGCTCGCAGCTAGGCCCGCCGACCATGTGACCTCAGAAACCAGCACCGGGCGCCGAAGGGCGTCTGTGACCTCGGCAATGAGGCTCACTGGCCGACCGGGTTTGGCTACCACCACCTCATTATTACCGTCAATGATACCGATCTCCTGCGGGTCAGGCTTCGTCTCAGGCCCGCCCGTCAAATCGGTGATCCCGCTCATCGGGACCACTTGGTAACAGGTGCAAACGGCCCCTTCGAGGCCGATCTCGGGTTCGTAGTGCCACGTACGCAACTCGTCGCGATCAAACTTCACGGCAATGTCCGTCCACGGCTCTTGTTTAATGTCGTAACCCCCCGACATGGCAATGCGTCGAATTTTCGCACAAAGGGCATCATAACCCTCGGGTCCGTGCAAAAACGCCTCGTTCATCGCCGTCTCCAAAATGGAGCGCTCCTGTTCACGCACGGTAACCTTACTCGTGCTGTCGCGCCACATAAGGCTCTTCGAGATTGACTTAATGGCAAGCGGCGCCAAAAGTCTCGACCCCACAAGAAGCATCTTACGCTTGTAGAACGACACGTCCTTCCAGGAACGCATGATCGGCGGTTCGTCCTTGTTGGTATCACTCGTGAACACGTAACCCAGCATGGCCATACGGTCCGTCAGCCGTTTAGCATCATACTGCACCTCCGTGTCCAGCGAAAACACCACGTCGTCACCCCCGTGTATCGACGACAATTGGTCCAAAACCATCTTGCCGTAAACACCAACGAGCGCAACACGCAACAAGAACCAACACAGGAACGTCTGAATGTCACCAGTAGCGGTGACGCCACTGATTAACCCAAACAACGCGACCCAGACCTCGCCAAAGGCACACTGAAACGCATTGAACCCGTCCATCACACACTGACGAACGGCTCGAACCTCGTCGATCGAGTAGCCAATCACCTGGGCGATGTACGCGTAAGCTTCGCATACAACTTCACGGGCGGTTGGCCCATGACACTTGTCAAAGTGCCCAAAATCACCATCCGACAACGGGGTGTCAGAGTTCCCACCGCGCATTAAATGCGCGTGGGCCTTCTTCCACCACGAGCCGATCGGCGACTTGCCAATCATCGACCAATAACGCGCGTTATTACGCATGACGCGGTGTATGGGTTCGAGCAGCCGCCTGGCCGCAAGAAGCCACTCCGCATCCACCGTATTAATCTGCCGCGAAATTGGTTTCGTGCGCACTTCGTTCACCTTCGGGGACACACGACACGTGGGAGGGCTGCTCTGGCCTTTAAGCCAACCTTGGTAGATCGACTCAGAGGCCTGCAAAAACCCATCCTCAAACGTGCGCCCGTTCGGGTAATGCACACACGGTTGCACACGGGTCCACTGCGATTTGGGGCCAAAACGGTTTAGGCCACCGACCGATGTTTGTAAATTCATCGATTTAATCTGCCCAGGCACGCCAAGGATCGCCTCACGCACAGTGAGCACCCGTGACCTCGGTGAGTCCGCAAAGACCTCCTTGAAATGCTCCATAACAATGGCAACATCACCCGGGGCCGTCGCTAACCCATCGAACGACGCATTGACCTGTTCGACATGCTCGGTCAGCATCCCCCGTTTGTATGTGTACGGGGGACGCAAAACCGGACGCCACTCAGGCTTAACAAAAGGGTCACCCCCAAACTCATGCGCCGCGACGTCGTGAAATGTCGTATGCACCATAGGGCACTTGCTCGAGGCGCTGACCTCAGGGAAAGTTCGCCCCACGACACAAAACGACGTCATGTCAGCCCACTGCAACGCCGACTTCGGGTGTAGCGGGACATCACGAATCTCCACATTCGTACGCCCACACACGACGTTCAAATTCTGAACACAAGGACCATCCGGCACACTCGCCTTGAGACGCTCAACAGCGTCACAGACAGCCCTGGGCACAGGCGCGAAAATCGTGTAAGTCTCAGTCGACGAGACGACGATCGCAAAGATCACCCAACGACCACTCACGTGGTCAAGGTACATCAAAGGCGACCCGCAATTCCCGTACACGGCGGAAATGCCATACACCACGTAGGCACCCTCTATGTCCGACAAGAACCGATCGCACACGTACACGTCCCACTTCGCATGGGCACGCACGTCGCGCACGTCAACTCGCCCATCGACCGAAAAGTTCACCCAAACGGCGTCACGATCTTCAAACTTGGGCACACCGACGACAAAGTCAGCATCGTACATCACCAAATGTCGATCCCGCAACACAGCAAAGTCGGGCGCAAACAATTGCACGTCATCCCGACTAAGCTGGTACGGTCTCTTCGTCAAATCAATGTCACGCCCCACTCTCGCTTGGTAGACCTCCAATGGTCCTTTGCGCGGGACAAGGTGACTCACGGTCAACGCGATGTTGTGCCCCAACGGCACAACAACAGCGTTTGGCGAAAGCCGCCCCTCCACTAACGTGTACCGACGCAAAACGCGCGATATTTTGCCAGCGTCAGGTGTCCCAGCACCACGCGGTACGACATGCAGACGCTGCGGCGCCACCGACTCTTCGGGTTGCACAACCTTGTGCACATAAACCTTAGGTGCAAGGGCGGCGTTTGCAGCATAAACCGTCGCAACACACAGCAGCACAACCGCAATCTTCACTAAAATCGCGTACTTCGATGAGTTGCGCACTGCATCAAGCTTTTGCTGAACGGTCAGCGAACAGCCAATCGCCGCCTTGTACATCGTAAAGTCCGCATGAACCGCAGGAGCAACCCACTTCAAAAAGTGGTCCCCACACGACGCGATCCAAATCGTCCAATCACGACCAGCACGCCAATGCCTGACAAATCGACTCGGCCAAACAATGTATGTAGCCGCCATCAACGGTGACAGAACGGTGAGCGCCAGCCCGCCAAGCATCCACAGCAACGGCACAGCTAAAACAGCTCCAAAAAACGGCCCATTCGGTCGGTCTGTCTCAGTGTCGGCGTCGACAGCGCGCGTCACACGCACAAACGCCTTACCAAAATAAAGCAACGCCAATGGCACCCCGACAAGCGTGAAGCCACTCACTGGTTCAACCACATGTCGTTGCCCTTCAGCGTACAGTAATCTCGCGTTTTTCTGGCGATAGTGCTCCTTCCTGGGCACCACCGCAGTCAACTTGCACTCAGGGTCACCGCACGTCCTGCAACGGCCCAAGCCAAACTGCAAAGTCAACTGTCGTCGTTGTTCAACGCCATGCTGATACGCCATCTCGACCACGATCTCCATGATCTCATGTATCGTACCAGTCTTCAGAACCTCCACAGGTCCAACGCGAAAGTCGTTCGTACGCGGTACCATGTACCGGCACAACTCGACGATCACGTCCGTCTCATGGTCCACGTCCTCTCCATCCACAAGTCCTTCAACATACTTGAAACGAAGCCAGACATTTGACCGCCGCAGCACGGCAGTCGCACAATCAGTGTACTTACACACCGTATCCACAATACGGTTTTCAGTCACAAAAACAAACGCAGGCGACAATCGCACACGGCCTTTCAGCTCCACGTCTGCCATCGGCGCCGTGATAACTTGTCGAGAGCACATCTTCAAAAAGAGTGCAATCGACCCGTCACCAGGAGCAGCCGACTTCGTGTGGCCAAACGTATCATCATACCCAATCGTCTTACAACCGGGAGCCATCCCGTCGTAGAACTTTGGGTCTGTCTTGATGTAAGTCTCAGCGAATGACCCGTCAGCTGGTGCCGACTGGTCAAGCACTGCACTCACAATCCTCTCGCAGTAACGCTGAATCGCCACAGTCTTCCCCGTCCCAACGGGGCCCTCTGCGAACAACACAAACGCTTCCTGCTTGAACTGCCCGCTTGGGCGAGTACGCATCGCATTGCTCAACTCCAATGAGCGCAAAAACAATGCACCCCACGGCGAAGCTTCGCCTTGGTTCTGCGCAGCACGTCTCACTGCACTATGTTGTTGAGCAACGTACATGGCATGCCGATCAATATCGGCAGCCAATGCCACACCGTCGCCCAAACACTCCTTGAACCGCTCCTCCAAGCGGTCCTGCACAATCATGGCGCGCGTCAAACTGTCTTCCAGTGCACTCAAATAGCTAACGTCCCCGGTGAGGACGTAGCCAAGGTACACCGTCGTGTCCTGGGCCAACTTCATCAAGTTCTTCAAGAGCTTCGCCAAATCGCGTTGCGGTCCCATTACCGCAAGCGCAAGGCTATGCAACCTTGGCGCATGGTCCTTCAACACATCCACACCGAGCGCACCAGCAATCGCCAACACAATGACGTTCTGGGTCACGATATGATGCATCTTCACGGCGCGATTAGTGCCGGCAACGGCCTCGTCCCACCACGAAACGACAACTGTGTCGGTACCAACCAAGTCATTCGGGTTAACGAACTCTCGCAACGCAGGGTGGGAGAACCACTCCGCAGCAATGTTCGCACTCGAAGGCGTATTACGCAAGTCCAAACCATAGATTTTGCGCAACCGCACCACAATCGCTTCGAGCACATCACAGTACTCGCTGAGCTCCTCGTCATATTGCAGCTCAGACAACGCATCATCACGCGCGAGCATCTCATCGATCCGCATCAAATGCTTGTAAGCCTTTCGAAGTTCGTCGTCAGTCATCTGAGGCAAATCCCCTTTCGTAAAATCATGAATCTCCTCGCCAAACTCGTGCCCACCTTCAATGAGCGAAGTCAGGCGCGTCGCATACTCAGCGGTTGTGCCGCTAAGAATCGACGCCTTGACAATCAAATCCTTCAACGCCAACGCAGTCGCTCCAATCGACCCGTCGGACATCGAAATCTGCAACAAACACGAAACCCCCGCTTCAAAAAGGGCAAGCTCCGGGTTCTCACGGCACAAACGATTAATCTCCGCCATCGAGTCTCGAATCGTCGTCATCACCGTAGTACCAGACTTAGGTTCAACATGCACGATCTCCCCGTCATGTCGCTCCCAAATCATCCTCCGTCGAAAATTGACACGAGGTTCATCCGGCCATGCCTGCAAAGCAGGCTGGTCGGCAACCAAGTCATCAGCATCATCCACATCGTCCCACCATCCGTCCATCAATGGGGGCATGTCATCAACTTGCTGACCAATCACGTCCACGGGCTGAGCCGCAGCAATCGTACGCAAGTGATCGGCAACCAATCGCTCGATCTCATCTTGTTCACGGAGCACAGTTACATGGGGCGTCTCCCCACGCACAAAAGCCCACATGTCGCAAACAACCGCGATTGGGTCGCGATACGTCGCAAAGTCGTCAAACCAAAACGACGATGCAACGTCAAACGCGACAACACAAACGGTCAATGCGACACACGCCACATCTTTCACTGAACTCCAAGTCTCGACAAAGGCGGGGTCAGTCTCGTGTGCGTCAAATGACGCAAACACGGCCTCCCCCGCCACGTAAATCGTAAGCAATGCCCCAAGCGCAATACCCACGGAAGTGAGTAGAGCGCGTTGCGGGGCCATGTCGGAATGCATCCTAAGTGTCCGGGGTACCCTTACTTGGAAGGGTGAACTACCCCAGTCGGAACCTTCAGAGTCGGCATGGGGGCGCCTCTACTCCTCTTGAACTTTCGCAGCGCAAACACTGCCATACTGGGTTTCGCTCCCAGGGGAATCCACAGGATTGCTCCCAGCCACACAAGCGGACCACAATGTCACTCCGCAATGTCATGTCGGCGGCGTCAAACAGTTACGAAAAGACGCTCGTTACGGCCTTCAAGCGAACAAAAGTTGCTTGATAACAATGACAAACCGGTTATAACACGGAATTTGCGTTTTGAGAAAACGCGGCAAAACGATCTTTATCACGAATAAAAGGACTACTAAAATATTTAATTATGTAGTTTCCAAATTCATCCAAATATCCGAGGTTATATAATTTAAAGAGTTTACTTACTTAAACAACTAGCAATTTCGCTGGCGAATGCCAGCCACACACTCCCTACACCTAAGCCATCGGTGCAGGCTTAACCTACTATTGAGGGTGTGTGAAACAGGGGGGTTGCTATCCC